GCAAAAGCGCCGCTTTCGCGGCGCTTTTGCCATGGAGCAGGATACGGGAATCGAACCCGCGTCTAACATCAAATTTTCCCTGGTATTGCTACACTTTTTCACAGCGTGAGCATTTCCGTGAGCATTATCAACCTCTCGCCTCGATCACAGCCTGCCCCACGCCGGTGTCGTAGGGATTGTTCTTCGCAGCTTTTGATCCCGTCCAGATCTGCCACAGTGCAGCCTTTTCCTCATTTGTGAGCTGCACCGTGTTGCCGCCCGGCAGAACGATCCCCCCGGTGTCACCGCCGCTCATAGCGTCGATGGCGGCCTCTACTTCGTCCTGCTTGTAACTCCCGTTCCCATCGAAGTCGAAGCTGGGCAGTGTTTCGTACAGGATCACGCTGATCTCCGGATCGAAACCAAACCTGTCCGCCAGCCGCAGTCTTTCGATCTCACTGTCGTACATAACAGACTCCAGTGCTTGGATCTGCTCCGCCTTGTTTTCGCTGGTTTCCAACATGAGTCGCCACTTTGCCGCCTTGCCTGTGTCTTCGTTGGGGTCCATGCCTTTGATCGCCATGGCCGCGTTGTAGGCAAGCTCTGCACCCATCCCGCTGTCGATGTTCTTCAAATACGTTGATATGGCCCCTGCGTTCTTCATCTCCAGGTACTGATCCACGTCGAGCCCGCTGTCAAGGATGGCCTGCATCTTGCCCCATGCGCTCAGATTGCCCGCCTCGGTTTGCTCCTCGGTGCTCTGCATCATCCCGCCAATAAGCCCGATCTTTGCATCGTCGTCGTAGTCGCTCTCCCGCAGGGCGGCATATTTCTCGTCACTATCCATGTCCGCGATGGTTTTGCTCCACATGGCCCACTCTGCCAGCGTCGCTCCGGCGTCAATGGCTCTGTCTGCCGCAGATGTCCTCGGCTCGTAGCCTTCGATCATCTCCGCCTTGGTGTGCTCGTTGGCATAATTGTACATCGCCTTCAGCGCGGCAGCTCTTATCTCGTCATCCGCAGCCTGATACTCTTCGGAGGCGAGCAGCTCATTCAGGCTGTCTCCGACGAGTCCGCTCCAGATCCGGCCGTACATCTGCTGCTGCGCCAGGTCAAACTGGATCTCTTCGCCGTTGACCGTGACCTTTTCCGCCTCGTTCGCCGGCGCCGCGTCGGTAAAACCGGCCTCATACAGTCTGCTCAGCTCCTGGATGATGCTCTCGTCCACATCGCCCAGATCTCCCAGCCGCTGCTCCAGCACGGTTTCCATCCGCATCTCCAGCGTCTGGCCACTGAGCCCCTTGAGATCCGCTTTCCCTACTTCCTGCACCGCATCCTCATATGCCACCTTTGCCTCCGGCGAGATCCACTGGATCAGGCCAAGCAGATAGGCCCGGAAATTGTCAATGGGCAGCCCTGTCGCATAGGTGGCCATCGGCCTCGCCAGATCTTCGACCGCTTTGAGATACGTACCTGAGTTGTCCCGCATGTACTCAAGCCAGTCCGCCCCGCTCTGCGCCGCCTCTATGCTGTTCTCAATCAGGCCTTTGACTGTGCCCCCGGTTTTGATCATCTGCTCCAGGATCCCCGCAAGCTGCGTGATGCCGGGCGTCTCCAGTCCGTACCACTTTTCGCCGGTCAGGATGCTGCGATGGAGAGGAAGGCGCTTCCCACCTTTCGTGCGGCCGCTCTCTGCGTCTTCGGATCCGCGCCGCTCTGCTTGTAGTATTGCGCTTCCCCGATGGCCTGCCGGATCATGTTGTACTCCTGCTGCGGCACCGTCTTGAAGAGCGTGAACACTCTCTGGATCGCGCCGCCCTCCCGCATGATGTTGGATCTGTGCATGGTGTCGTACATCGGCTGGCTCCGGCTGACGGCCTCGTTGAACTCCCTCGCCACCGCCTGATAGAACGGGCTCTGTCCTGCGTCGATCTGTTCCTGCGTGCCGATCTCCAGCCCCTTCTGCTCCCGCCGGACTTTATTCTCGGCCCAGCTCCACATGGTCTTGACGGTCACGCCGTCCATCCAGGTGATCGAACCGCCGCCAAAGATCCAATTCAGCGCGGTCCCGCTCTGCTGCAGCCTTGTGGGATTTTCCCTGAGCTGCGCCGTCTCGGGCGTGGCGTAGCCCAGCGTCCTGTATGCCAGCTCGCCGGTATACGTGTTGATCAGGTTATTGTCCACCCGCAGCGCCCGTGCCAGGTTCGGCATGTTCCTCGCGCCCAGATAGGCCGCCGCCAGCGGGAAACTGGCCGCCTGCTTGAGGACGATGCTCGGATTGAAGCCAAACGTGGCAGAGATGTATTTGCTCAGGATCTGGTTCGTCAGCCTCTCGATGCTTCCCGTTTTCTGCTGCTGGCCTCCCGACTGCAGCTCCGTCATCAGGTCCAGGATGTAATTTTTGCTGCTCTCATCCCATGCGTGGGTAAGCTCGTCCGAGAATGTTTTCCCGTTCGCCAGATGATGGTTCATCATGTTCGTGAGATCCCGGACGGGGATCGCATATCCCACGAACCGTGACGTCTGCTGGGCGCTCTTGTCGAATGCGTCGAAGGCGCTGATCTGGTAGCTTGGATTCTTGCTGTATTGCCTGGCCTTCAGGTTTCCGACTCCCTCCGCCGTGGCGTCATAGATGCCCGGCTCACTCTTCACGTAGTTTTTGTTCGTGAAGATCGGCGCATAGAAGTCGCTTATCGTCTTTCGGAAGCCGTACAGGATCATCGCCTTCTGATCGATGGCCTCCTTTGCCTGGTTGTTGTACCACTGGCCCAGCACGTCTGCCAGCGCCTGCTCCTCGTCCGTCAGGTCGCTGACGATTTTCTTCACCGTCTCCGGTGCCAGCTTCACGGTCGTGCCGTGGGCAAAAGCCTCCTGGTACTTGCCCTGGCTGTAAAGCTCCCGGTCCGGGAAAGTCCTGCCGCCGGCCATGTGGCGCAGGTTGTCGGTGTTTTTGCTCTCAAGGTACATCTCCACCTTCTGCGCCGGCGTGAAGGCCACCTTCACCGTCTTATCGGAGAAGATCGGTTTGTCCCCCATGTTGAGCTGCAGCAGCTCCGGCACCTCGAGCTCATACCAGATTGCATTCTTCCCCTGGCCGTCAGCCCTCTTCACCCATTCCATGTGATCGTTCACGAACTGATCAGCCAAAAACCGTTTGGCGTCGGCCACGTATTTCCGTGCCTCCCGCTCTCCGGCCTCCAGCTTTCTGGCCATCTGGTAGAAGTCTCCATCGGGATTCCATCCGCCCAGCCGTTCCAGCGTGTTCATGGGCGTGAGCTGCATCTTGTTGAATACCTTGTCAATGACATTGTCCTTGTGTCCCCTCCCGGCCTGCCGGATCTCCTCCACGGCGTTCTCGCTGACCTCGCTCAGCAGGGCGCCGTATTCGTCGCTGAGCACCCGGTTCCGGTTGTAGAACTCCGTGCGCAGGCCGACCGCCGCCTTGTAGAGATTGTTCAGCGCGTCCACGTCCAGATCTGCGATCTTGGCGTCGTTGATCCGGCTGACGATCCGCTCCAGATCCTGGCTCGGGAAGAAATTCGGATCGTTCTCCTTCGCCTCCTCATACATGGCTGCCAGATCGCGCCAGGTGGCATTGTACTTTTTGCTGTACTGGGCCTCGTTCGCGGCGCCGATGGCATAGATGTCCATGTCCGCCAGCACCTCGTCGAAGGCGGCCTTCAGCTCCTCCGGCGCCCGGTATCTGTTTTTGTTCAGCCACTGGAGCTGCTTCAGCGTCTTTTCCTGCAGTGCCCTCAGCTCCCGGCGCTCCCGGCTCCGCTCCATGGTCTCCTGCCGTTCCGCCTGCTCCAGAGCTCTGCGAGTCCTGTACCGCTCCCGCTCCTGCCGCAGCTTCTCCTGATACTCCGCCTTCTGCTCCGCCAGCTTGATCCCGGTCCGGTCCCGCAGATAGATTTCCAGGTCCGCCTTCTCTGCGAATTTGTCCAGCTCCTGCTCCATCCTCTGCTGATACTCCCGGATCACCTCGCTTTCCGGCACGAACTCCCGCTCCGCGATCATGGCTGCGTATTCGGCCAACGGCATCTGTTCGGCCTTCCCTTCCTCGGCCACCTGCACGAACCGCTCCAGCATCGCTGTCAGATCCGTCTCGTCTGCGTCAAAAAGTCCCGGCACGATCTCGCTGAGCTCCTGATTTGCCACGTCCAGCCCGATGTCATTCCGGTCGTTCGTCAGCCAGAAGCCCGCTCCCATGGCCCGCTTCCGCCATTCGTTCCAATCGTCGCCCAGCTCCTCGCGCACGCTCTCGTCCACGTAGAACCTGCGCCCCTTCAGCAGGCTCCGGCCGTAGGTAGCCATCTCATTGACGGTCTCCTCCACCACGCCGCTTTCGTACATGTGGTTGAAGAATTCTTCCCGGTCCGCCATGGTGAGCCTTCCGTTCTTCAGGATCTTGTCCGCAAACCGGTCAACGAAATCGCTCATCTCCTTCTTCAGCCCGTTCGGGACGGAGAAGATGGTGTTCATGGCCTGCCGCAGATCCCGTTTGGCAATCGTCGGTCGGCTCTCCTGCACGGTCAGCTTCTGCGGCCCCTCGCGCATCGCCTCCCGGTAAGTATCGGCGCTGTCTCCCGGCCTCGGCCTCCAGCTCTCCCGCTGCTGCCGTGCCTGCTGTTCCTGCTGTGTCTGCTTCTCCTGCCTCGCCTTCCAGCTCTGCCGGCGCTGCTCCTTCTCGATCCGCCGCAGCTCCGCCCCGGCTTCCTCGGCCGTGGCGTCCGGATTCTCCCGGCTCCATGCCCGGAACTGCTCCGCCACCGTCTGATCGTCCTCGGCAGAGAAACGTATACTGTCCGTGTAATATCCTCTGGCTCTTTTCCCATCGCCCGGATTAAGCCTTTTGTATACGTCTTCAGACAGTATGCTCTGAAACGCACTGTTGACTTGGCGGAGCAAATCTGCTATAGTTATTTTGGCAGTCATTGACGGGTTAACCCCCGGGAGCTTAGTGCTCGCCTGGCTGCCCTTTTTTTGTCTTCCATTTAGTGAATGTGCTACATCGGTGACGTCAAAAATGTTCGCTGCCAGCCTTTGTTGCTCCACAGTCAGAATAGCCACATATTCCCTGCTGTTCTCATCCTGCAGGTATGCCGCCATAGCATATGTCTGCTCGGTAACTGGGTTGCTCGTCTTATTTATGAGACCATTTATCGGGACTGCATTCTGAACAATTTCCCCAAACTTCGTGCCAAGTCTTGCATTTGTATACAATCTCTTCTCGTCACCATGGAGCCCATGCTTTATGCTGGAGTTATCAACACGTATGTCTCTTCCGGTATAATTGTTTTTTACATAGGTTTTTCCATCCCTTTCCTCCCCGACGGAAAGGGCATTTTTTTGCCCTTGGCTAATGATATCATAGCGTTCGACCCTCCCCGTGTTATCTACAAGGGACTCTAGTGACGGCAGAAAGATTACCTTCGTCGGGGGCAATCTAGTGAGAAAGTCGTAGGTGTAGATGTCTCCGTCCTCGGCAAATGATTTTCCTGCATAACGCTCATGAATATCTTGCCAATTTGTTTCTGCTTCTTCCTTGCTATTATTCCCCGGCAGCATGATACCATAGCCCGTGTCCTCTGTCGAGTCATCCTCCACGGAGAATCGCGCCTCCGGCACGCTGTTGACCTTCTCCAGCCGGTCGTCGTTGTTGTCCCGCTCGTACTCCATGACGTTCCGGACGCCGGCTTCCTGCAGCCTGCCGATAAGCGCCGGGTCCGTATCATCCGGCACCACCGCAGCCAGCACCTCGTCAAACCGCACGGCCCGCTTCGGTTTCGCCTCGAAGATATTGACCGGCATCTGCGCAATATCCGAGAACAGGTTTCTGATCTCCTGCGCCAGCTCTGCGTCCACGGTGTAGGCCGTGCCGCTGAATGTCTTCCGGATGCTGCTCACGGTCACATTCCGTCTGTCCGCCGCCTCCGCCAGTAGCTCCCCGATATGGTCAAGGTCAATAAAGCTGTTGTCGTAGCCGCCTTTCGGCTTCGTGTCCAGGATACGCTGCATGATCCCCATCATTCGCTCGCTCAAGGCGTCGGAGATCTGCTCTGCCTCTTCCTCGGTGAGATGCTGCAGCCGTTCCTCCAACCGGTGCATCTCGTCGATGCTGCGGAACTCCGTCGCAGTGGCCGCCCGCAGGCTCTTGACCCCGTAGAATCCGGATGTGTTCTTGCTGTTCCCGCCGTTCTCCGCTACCATGGCCTTTGCGATGTTCTCCAGCGTCACCGGCAGATGCGTCGCCGCAAAGCTCCGCATATTCCCGCTGGGCGTGTATCGTTCTTTCCCGTTATAGATCCCGCTGCTCTTCTCGATCCCGTCGAAAAGCTCATGCAGCCAGGCATCATATCCGGCGGGATCCACCGCGTTGCGGATCGCCTCGTTCGTTGCGGATACGTTGGTGACGGTCGTCCTCTTCTCCGGTCCGTTGTTCAGATAATCCCGTATGGCCAGCGCCGTCCGCGTCATGGAAGCGATGGTCTCATGCTCCAGCACGGCATCCACGTCCGCTTCGCTGAACCCAAGGTCCATCAGGTAATCCTTATAGGCCGCCTCATAGTCGTCGCCATGGGCATCCCACCATGCCTTGCGTACCTCTCTGGGATTCTGCCCCTCGCTGGTGCGCAGCTCCTGGAACGCCTCCTCGCCCAGGGCTTCCGCGAACCGGTCATACATGGCTATCCTGTCATCCGGCAGTCGTTCCACTCTCTCCTCCACCACCGGCTCCGGCATCTCTGCTCCAGTATCCTGGAGATAGAGCTTCATCATGTCCACGTTGTCCCGCTCGTGCTCTATTACGCCTGCTTCTCCGCCGTATCGGTTGAGCTGATCCTCCGCATAGTTCCCGTAGGGATACATGGCGCGGGTTGCCTCATCTCCCAGCCGCTGATAAAGGTCATAGTATCGGTTTCTCAGTCTGCGGCTCACATTCTGATCGATCTCATACTCCGTCTGCGGGAACGTTGGCGTCCAGGCATCGGCGGAATAGGTCGTGTTCCTGCTGTCGAATTCCGGGTCGATGGTCGTTTTGTCCATGACGAGCGTAATGTCCCCGAAGTTTGTGTGGGGGATGCTCGTTTTCGTCACGGCGATGCTTGGCATGGGGAATCCTCCCAGATCCAACGCCTTCCCCAGTTTATCCGCATTCAGATTGTGCAGCGCGATAAGGTCAGCAGTTTCCTCCACCTCATCCGCCATCGAGAACCGCTCCTGCGCCTCCTCCCCGCCCGGCAGCACGATCCTTTCCTCCGCCGGAGGCCCGTTCGTCCGCGCCGTGGCCGCGTCGTTTTGGCTGCTCTGCTGCACGGGGCCGCTCCGCTCGGCGTAGGTCTCCCGCACAGTCTCCTGATACCGCTCCGCGTGCTGCGCGAATCTGTTCGTTCCCGCGAAGGCGTCGCAGAACAGCTCCTCCACGGCGAGATCCCGGAGCGTGTTCTCGTCTGCCCACGTATATACTTTCCTATGCCGCTCAATATATTCATCTACGATATCAGCGAATTGTTTGCGGTCATACCTGTCCAGGATCGCCTCCTGGATCGCGCTCTTCAGCCCCGGATCCTCCCAGATAAAGTCATGCATCATCTCATGGTCGCTGAGCTGCTCCGGACTGTGCCGCATGTTGTTCGCCTGCACGATGAGCCTATCGTCCGTAATTACGGCGGGGGCGTTTGTCCCGCTCTCCAGCCGGATCGGATCCAGTGTGAAGGTGGTCTCCTTCCCCGTCTGCTTATAGTTGTTGGCGGCCACTCGTGCCAGCTCCGGCGTCAGGTCCTGCTGCGCAATGACCCGCACAGTGGCGTCCTCTGCCGCGGCCCAGACCCCGAGCGCCTCCCGGACGTTTACTCTTTCGGACCGAATATTTCGTTCAAGATTGCTTCTTTCAATTGCTGCTCTTCCGGCGTCAGCGGATCGCTGCCGTGCTCCCTCTGTGCCTTCTCCCAGGACTCCAGCCTGTCCTCCGGTACTCGTACCAGGTACCCGTCCTCCATCTCGATCAGATACGTCGTTCCGCTGCTCCCCTCCGGGGAGGACGATCCGCCCGTCCTGCTCTGCTGCGGCAGCCGGTCCGCGAATTCCGCTCTCAGGCTGTCGTTCCCGGGCCGCCTGTTCTTCTGCAGCCTGCGCCTCTGCTCTCTGTTCAGTGCCATTGTTCAGCCCTCCCTGATAATTGTCGTTCCCCGGCAGCACGATCCCGTTGACACCCTGCCCCGGCTGTGATATGGTGTTTGTCGGAGAAGATACCAATTGTTGCGTCTGCGTTTCAGGACGTGCGCGCGAGGCTTCGGCATCAGCGGGATGCAGATTGGTATTTTCTCCATTTACTTTGTTTGACTTGGTATTTACTCCATTTACTTTGTTTGACATATACGCCGAAACAATGTATGTCGTCCTGGCCTTCGTGTCCGGAACCGCTTCGATCACGTAGTAGGTACCGTCTACCGCCTTGCTGTACTGCACCGTCTGGGCAAGCCCCTGTTTCCCGTTTGGCTTGTTGGTCGTATAGGCGTTCGCCTTCCCCGCCGCCTCCAGATTGTCATAATTGTCCAGCACATACTGAAGCCGTCCGATGTCATTCAGATCTGCCATAGTATGATCTGTCGACCCATTTGGCCCGTGCTCGTCATAGATGTGTTCCGCCATCCGCTGCTCGATCACGGTCTTGAATCCGGTCGTGTCTACTCCGGTAATCTCCAGAATGTCCGCCGCAGCCCGCTCGGATACCGGCGCCAGTTCATAGCGCCCCCGGTTCGCGCCCTTGTTCTCAACGGAATCCTGGACAAACTGAACCAGATCCTCATCTACAGCATCCCTGTATTCCCGGATGATCTCCCTCTCCCGAGCAGTTTTTCCAGTCGGATCTGTGTCAATATTTGTGCTCTCTCCCGTCGCCTCCGTGGCGGCGTTTTCTTTTGCCCTCCTCGCCTCGTTCTCCTCATACGTGGGAAGGGTGTATGCCGTCGGCAGCATCTCTCCCTCCCGCTCCGCGATATCATTGAGCTGTGCCTGCCGGCCGAGCTCGTATGCCGTGATCTCCTCTCCGGCCTCCGCCTTGGCCAGCAGCTTGTTGGCATATGTCCTGGCCTCGCTGCCCCGCTCCGCGCTCAGGCCTGTCTCGATGACCCCTCTGGTCGCGCCGTCTATCTCTAGGTTTGTGGGGATCCGCTGTTCGTTCTCAAGGTGTTTGTGCACCTCCGCCCTGATCTCGCTGTCGAGGTCGATATATCCCTGGCCTCTGGCTTTTGTGGCACCCGCGTCGATGAGGACGGCCGTGCCGCCCATGACGGCGCCGCTGATACCGCCGCCCAGGAAACTCCCGGCCATGTTCAGGAGCTGGTGCCCGAACGCTTTTCCAAATGCCCCTATTTTTGATTCGCCGCGGTGCTCATACTTCCGGATATCCTGCCGCCATTCGCTCTCATCCTGCGATATCATCACGTCCGCAAACAGGTTAATAAAATCGCTTACCACTTCCTCGCTGCCTTCAGCGATAAAGTTTTTTGCGATATATCCGGCAATGCTCCTGCCCATACTTGTCTTGTCCAGCAGTGTTTCCAGGCTGACTTCTTCGGAAAAATACTCCGCCGCGCCTGCGATGATACCGAGTGAGAACGCCTGGTCGTCGCTGAGCCCCTTGTCCTTGCCCTCGATTACCGTGTCCGCCGCCGCCGCGCTGCTCATCAGCGTGAGGCTGGCATGCTTTGCAATGGCCTGGGCCGTCTCGCCTTCAAATCCGCCCAGGATCTGCCCCGTCACCAGGCGGTTGAAGAAGCTGTCTGCCATGCTCATGCCCTGCTGATATGCATAGGATGCGACCGGCCCCCACTCCTGCTCGATTTGGCGCGATACTTCACCTCGGATCGCTCTGGGGATATATGATCCGGAATTGTACGGCGCGTTCTGGTCGATCTCTCCGTCCATGCTGTCGATGAGCTGTCCCACAAATGCGATGGGCGCCCCGAAGGTTTTCGCCGGTATGCTGGCAAGATTGAGGCCGGCAGCCGCCCACGGGCTCTTCTCGGCCATGTCCGTGAAATACTTTTCCTGTGCCTGCCGGTTTCTTGCATTCAGGCTCCGCATCAGGATGTCCAGATATGCCTTTGCGTCCTCCGGATCCGATGCGTATAGGTAGTTGTACAGTGCCACCTCGTCGTCCTTCATTTGCTGCAGCACCGTCTGACGGTCCGTCATGCCGGAATTGTTTCCGCTGGATGTAAGCCGTGCATAGTCCAGCACGTCCTGGTCCTTGTTTACGATCCTGTACTCATAGTCGTCCTCGGATCTCGGCTGAAACGCGGTGTCGTAGAAGTTGTCGATCTTGTACCTGTCTGCGTCCGTCGGTCTGTACCGGCTCTTCTCCTCAAAGTCCGGATTCTCCCGCAGCGCCTCGTAGCTGTAGTACCTGCTGTAGGTCAGCTCCTCCTGCAGGAGCCGCTCCATCTCCGTGGCCCGCTGCTCCTGCTGCCTTGCCTGCCAGAGCTGCTGCTGCAGCGCCTCGGTTTCCGCCGCCGTCTCCGGCGTGACAGCCTGCATGGACAGCGCGTTCAGCCGGTTCTCGGCTATCGTCCGCTGCTGCACCGCCGCCTGCCTGGATGCCGTCGCCTCCTCCAGCTCCTTCTGGATGGCGTCCTGGTCGGTGCGGATGGTCTGCCGCCAGGCGTCCTGCCCTTCCCGGTATTTCTGGTACTCCTGATCGTACCCGCTCACCGCGCTGTTGTAGTTGGCCAGGTAGGTGTTGTACTGTTCCGCGATTCCGCCCAGCTCCTGCTGCGCCGCCGCGTAATCCGCGGTGAGCTGCCGGAGCTGCTCCTGCACTCCTGCGTATGCCGGGCTGTTCATGTTGATCATCTGGCTGTACGGCAGCCTGCTCGTCAGGCTCTGGATCTCGCCGCCCAGCCGCTCCAGCTCCTGCTGCTTCGCTGTATACAGCGTATCCATCTCCTGCAGCCTGTTCCCCCAGCCCTCTGCCTGCAGGCTGTACCGCTCCATGGCGCCCGTGTCCGTCTCCGGCATGGAGTAGTAGCCGCCGGACGTGGTCATCGGCGCCCGGCCCTGCTTACGCCGCGAGGACTGCGAGCCCTGCCCCTTCCGGTTGATCGTCTCCATGTCCCGGCCGCTGCCGCCGAAGGAACTTTCGATCTCCTCCACGCTGCGCTTCCGGCTGTGCCGCTGCAGAAAGTCCTGCATGCCCGTGGATACCTGGCCGTAGTCCTTCGCCTCGGTTTTCCTCTCGGTACGCTCGGTGCTGTGCCGCTGCAGAAAGTCCTGCATGCCCGCCGAAGCCTGGCTCTGCTTTGGTGCTTCGGACTTCCCGGTGCCCGTCTTACCGTTCAGGTTCCCGCCGGCCGAGCCGCTCCCCGAGGCCGTGGGCAGCATGATCGGCGTCTGCCTGCCCACGGTCGGTGCGCTCGATGCCGTTGCCGTGGGAAGCATGATGATCGGCCGCTTTTCGCCGCTGCTCCCGCTGCTTGTGGATACAGAGGCAGCGGAGCCCCCCGCTCCGCCGCTCTTTCTGTCCTCGTCCTTCTGGCTCTTCGCCTTGACCTTTTTCGTATTCGCCATAGGTTTCACCACCCTTTACTTCGTGGTTTTATAGATCTTTTTGCCCGGCGCCGCCATCGCGTTCGCCTGCTCCTTGCTGATCAGCCCTTCGTTCACGGCGTCCTTGATCATCTGCGTGGTCTCTTCCTCGTCCGCGCCGCTGAGCCTCCGCTTGGCCACCTCGGTGCTGATGGCCTGCATATCGGTCCTGTTGGCCTTCCCGTTACCGGAGCTCCCGCTGTCGGCCGTGCTCTTGCCGCTGTCCCCTGTCGTATTCGGCAGCGTGGTGAAGTCCGGATCCCTCGTGCTCGGCAGCGTGGACACCGTCGGTGTGCCGCCCGTATAGGGCAGCGTGGTTGCCGTCGGTGTCTGGTTCGGGTCTCCGGCCAGCGGCGTCGCTGTGGGCGTGGGGATATACGCCGCGTAGTCCTCTCCCCCGCCGGAGCCTCCCCCGTCGTAATAGTCGCCGCCTCCGCCGCCGGAGCCGCTCCCGCTCCCCCGCTGCAGCGTGCCGTTTTTCATGGCCTGGTATGCCTCCTCGGCGGTCAGCCCGCCGGACGCCTCTATGCTCTCCGGGCCCCACCAGCCGTCCACGGTGATCCCCAGGAAATTCTGGAGCTGCATGATCTTGTCTTCTCCGATGTTGTTGTACTGTCCGGATTCCGCCAGCGTCCGGTCGTTTATGTTGCTCAGGTTGGGATTGATTCCGGCCTCGTTCAAGCCGGTATAGTCGCCCCAGTATGCGCCCGTCTCCGCTCGGTCGAGCGCATCCAGCCTTTCCTGCCTCTCCCGGTCCAGCGCGTCCTGCTCTCTTTGATAATCGTAGGGGTTTCTGGACGTGTCCACGCCCAGCGCCGCCAGAAGGGAGTAATCCCCCTCCCCCGCTGCGGCAAACGCCCTGTCCCACGCATCCTGCTGCGCCTGCCGCTGGTTATCGAGCTCGTCCAGCCACTGGTTGTAGCCGAACTGCTGCTGATTCTCCCACCAGCCCATCTGATCCCGGTACCGGTTCCAGGCGTCGCTCTGCATCCCCTGGGCTGCGTTCAGCGTATTCAGGAGCCGGTTGTACTTGTCGCCGTATACGTTGTAGGCGAAGTCCCGATCATTGACGTATCGGTTATAGTCCGTCTGCTCCAGCCCCTGCAGCATGCTGAGATCGCTCCGGTTGAGCTGATCCTCCGCCAGGTACCGGTTGTAGGCGAGCTGATACAGCTCCGGGATCTTATCCGTGAGCTGGCTCGCGTAGTAGTTGCCCTGCTGCCCGGCGGCCGTGGCCGCGTAGGAGCTGGGGAGGCCGCCGCTCATGGCCGCCGCTGCCGCCATGGTGTCCTCGGTGGCCCGTCTGCCCTCCCGGATGTACTGCTTCCTGTACTGGCTGTACAACGGGTCCGTGGCCGGATCGTATGCGAAGTCCGCCCGGTTCAGAATCTGGTCCGTCTTGCTCTGGATCCGCGGATCATATCGGCTGATGTAATCCGCGTAGTTGAAGTCCCCGTAGTTTTTCGCCGCGTTGTAGGCGTCCTGCACCTCGTTGTTGTAGGACTCCTGGAACGTGGGCGCGTCCTCGTAGGTATACGCCGCCGGCGTCGGGATCATGTGGTAGTAGCTGCCGTCGCCCCCGCCGGAGTATCCCTTCATCCTGCGGTTATCTTCGTTCCACTGATGTGCCGCCGCCCGCTCCTCGTCGGTCTCAGCCTTTCCATATGCGATCTTCCCGCTGAGGATGCTCATGCCCCAGGTGGGATCGTCCAGCGCGTTCATCCAGTCCGAGTCGGACCACTGACTCCGCGTTCCGGAATCCTCCACCGCCTTCAGGAACTGGTCCTGTGTATATTTTGCCGCCATCGCTCTCGCCTCCTCTTATACTCTCCGGCTGGAGTCCACTACCCGATGCCCGTTGTAATAGATCCCGTCCGACCGGAATTCATAAGCATTCGATACAGTGCTTTCTGTGTCTTTTCCCTCGTCTTCAGGATCATTTTGCATTACGTATGGGATAATCATCACATGCCCATACGGATTGCCGATCCGGACCTCCTGCCCGCGGTCATATGCTCCTATCGTCTGCGTCTCTGCCCCGATAAAGATCCGCCCGCCATACAGGCCGGTACTTCCACCGGTGGCAGGTATGGTGTAGGTCTGCACGGGAGCTTCCCCTCCCGGCGTTTGGTCCGGCTGATTTGTTGTGAACTTCGCCGTGATGCTCAGATCGTATCCGCTGACCAGCTTCAGTCTCTTGCCGAGCGCCCCCTCTGTGGAGACATACAACCGGTCGTCCTCATAGCTCGCGAATATGCCGCCGAATTTCGTGTAGGTCCCCTCCGCTATCGAACTTGCGTCCGGCTTCCCGTTTTCGGTTCTGGCAAAAGGCGCGTGCCACTGCCTGTAGATCGTTCCGAATTCGATGCCCCCCGGATTTGTTTTGAGCTGCTCGTAGATGTATCTCGTGATCTGCCCGTATGTATAGGTCTCGCCCGTGTCCCTTCGCGTGATCACCTCCGGGCCGTACAGCCCGTTGGTGCCGTATATGATCGCGCCGCCTATGGTCCCTCCCGTGATCAGCGAAGCGTCGATCACCTGCGATTTGATCACGCCTCCGTTGATCATCGAATATCCGCCGGCGCTCGGATTGTCCGGATCGTTCGGCTTGAATACCACCAGCCCCGCGTTTGTGATCAGTCCAGTCGACGCGATAAGCACCCCGTTATTAAATGCCCCGATTGTTGTCTGTTTACCTGCCCCGTCATCCACCGCCAGCGTAATGCTCCCCACCGTCTGGTTGATCATGCTCTGCGCCGTGTCGCTGCTGATCTTGGTATTGATGTTCTGGTTCGTTGCCGTGAGCTGCGCCTCGATGCTGCCGGCAGCCGTCTCCTCCCACTTCGTCGGATCCCAGGCCCCCGGTGTCGTCACCGCCGTGATGCACCGGTATACCTTCCCCTCGTAGGCCACGCACGCGCCTACCTCGTAGGTCCCCGCCGGGCTGAATGGATTGACCTGAAAGTTGTTGAGCCGCGCCGTCAGCCCGTCTGCCGTGGCCGCGAGCCTCGTCACCTTGCCCGTCTCCTCGTCGAAGAGCTCCACGTAGATCGGCTCCGTGATCGTTTTCTGGAGCTGCTCCAGGCCGGACGGGTTGAAATTCTTTTCGTCCAGGTTCCCCATGCTGTACCGGAGCTGCTCCAGCAGCATGTACAGGTAATTCATCACCACGTCCAGCTTCTCGCTGGTGCTCTGGCCGTCCTTAAACTGGGGGAATCCCGTGTCCGCGTTGAGTATGCTTCCCGGCATCCTTCGTCCTCCTTTTCATTTCGTTTTTGGGGCAGCTTTGCCGCGCCAAAAACACCCTCAGACGAGCTGCGCGAGTCCTCGATCCGACCAAGCCCGGCTCGTCCGGGCGCGATGGAGATCGAGTCGTTGTTCTCGTCCCCTGAAACCGCAAACCAGCGCAGCGTTTGCGGTTTCAACATCAGTATGATCTCAGCTCGCTGCCCACGTAGTGCTCCCGCACCAGGCTGAAGAGCCGCCATTGTCCCTGTCCCCGCAGCCGGATCCGGAAGTGGTCGCTGCGCCGCGGGATGATGGGCAGGTAGAAGCTCCGCTTCACCGTGGTCTGCAGAACGCTGACCTCTTCCCACTGGCCCACGGAATCGAATTTCATATCAATGGCCAGGCTCGCCCCGGCCTCCAGCTCCGCCCGGAGCTGCAGCTTCGCGGTGCCCTTTTTGTTCGGCTCCGCCCCGCTCCGGTAACTGGACTCCTCGGTGAAGTCCCCGAACTCCGCCACGCTCTCCAGCGGGCTCTCGTCGTCCTCCCGCGTCCACCGGCTTTTCGGCGCCCGGGCGTTGCCCATGACCCACATGTCCCCGGCCGCGTCCAGCATATACAGCTCCTCATCCCAGCCGAAGCCGATGATCTGCCGGCCGTCCTCCCGGTGCCACAGCCCCGTGGCGCTGTTGTAGACGAACAGGTGCCACGCCCCGGCGGTATCCTGCATGCTCACGTAATACTTCGTGCCGTCGCTGCCGCCCACGGCGTCCCGGTACCGCTCGGTGCCGAAGGCTGCCGCGATGGACTGGGGGATGCCGCCGCTGTAGGCCACGATCCCCGTCCGGGCGAGATAAAACATCACCTCGCCCGCAATGGCCGGGCTCCCGTGGCTCCCCCGCTCCACGCCCAGGCTGGCGCTGCCCATCACCTGGTATGCGCTGGGCCGGTCGCCGTAGACCTTGTAGATGTGCTCCTCCTTGAAGAACACCGGATACCCCAGCAGGCTGGCGCAGGCGGTGAAGTCGCCCGCGCTGCCCACGTCCACCTGATAGCTGTCGCTGGCCAGCCCGTCGAACACGTTCCAGTTGTAGGGATCGCCCAGCTTGCTGGCGTAGATGTGGTCCCCCTTGCAGCCCCACAGCCGGTTCTCGTTTTCGCAGATAAAGTCCATGTCCGGCACGGGCCGGGAGATGGTGATGCTCTCCCCCGTCAGCGCCTGCTGCTCCGGGTCGTCGAAGAAGGTGTTCTCCAAAAACCGCAGCTCAGAATCCCCCGTGACGGCGTTCGTGCCGATCTCCCGGATGATGGGCATGGTCGCGTTCGGCTCATAGGCCGGATCGCTGATGCCCTCGATCTTTACCGCGTCCCCGGCCTTGAAGTATTCTGAGAAGTCCACGGTCGCGGAGGAGATCGTGTTGCCCACGGCCTCCTCCTCCGCAAAGGTGCCGGTCCGGATCTGCGCGTCCGTCACCTCCGCCTCCGCCTCCAGGTACCCGAAGGTGTCGTTCAGCCGGTCGTAGATGGCCTTGTCCGGCAGGATGATGATATACGCGCCCAGGCAGGCAAACTGCTTTCTGCTGTCCGTCACCTGGCCCAGCACCTGCGCCGTGCCGTCCTCGTTCTCGGTGCAGAAGCTCGTCCCGTCCACCCAGTACACGCCATCGTAGCAGCACATTCCGTTGGGCTTCGTCAGCTTCCGCACGTGATATCGGGGCAGCCGCGGCGCCAGCACGGGGTAGTAGTCCCCCGTCAGGTTCGTCATGTCCCACAGCGAGCCATTCTCCGCCCCGATCCGGTGGTCGTAGCCCCGGAACTGTGTGCTCTTGTATTTGCGGATCCCGTCCGAATATACCATCCCCGGCAGTCTGCTCATGCTTTCCTCCTGATTCCGAGGCGGGCTCCACCTCCGGCTGCCAGTAGCTGGGCACGTCCTCCAGCTCGGCGTAGAAGGGGTCCTCCTCGTCTCTGGCTTTGTCATACATGGCCTTGAACTCCTTGTAAGTCATCTGCTCCTCCTTCTCCTTCTTGGGCTTCTCGTGCTTCGGCTCCGGCTCTTTCGCCGGTTCGGCCTTCTCGGCCCGATAATCCGGCCTGTACGCGCCTACGATCTGGCTCGGGTATCTCACCCTCCGCATCACCGCGCCGCCGTTGTCGTCGCTTGTCAGGCTCGTATTGCCCTCGATCACGTAGTAGGTGCCGTCCGCGTTCACCTGCTCCAGGATCCCGGTGTGGTCATACCCGTCGCTGGAAAATCGGAAGATCACCACGTCCCCCGGCTGGTATCCGCCGGTGTGCCAGCGCCCGGTCCGGCTGGCCCATCGGTAATAGGTGGGGCAGCTCGCCGTCTTGCCTCCGTCAAAAAAGAGCTCCGGTGCCCCCGCGTGCCGGAAGACCCACCAGACGAAGACCATGCACCAGGGATATTCGTCGTCACCGTATACCTCCCGGCCGTAATACTCCGTGTTGTAGACTACGTTGTTCGACTGCTTCGGCCATTCCGTCACCCCGATCTGGCTCCGCGCCAGGTCCAGGATCTCCTTCGCCGTCGCCATCACGCATCCTCCTTGTCCTTATTCGCCTGATATCTATCCTTGCTGATCTTCAGCAGGGCGCCCAAAAAGGCGTCCACCGCCGTGATGGTGCCCACGATCTGCTCGCCGTAGGGCAATCCCCATATGCTGCTCAAAGCGAAGTACAGCGTGCCCAGCGCCGGCAGCACGATCAGCGCGATGTACTTCAGAATGTCGTAGATCCGGTTCGTCATTTTCATTGCTCTCACCTCTCGATCAGAAAGTCCTGCAGCTCTGCCATGCTGGCCCGCATGGCCTCGACGTCATTCCCGTCGATGCCGTGCTTCAGCAAGGCCAGCAATGCCCTCTGCGTCACTCGGTTCCCCCGCTCCAGCGCGTCCAGCCTCCGCTTGTCCGCGTCCAGGTACCCGGCATGGTCCTCCGCCAGTGTTTCCAGCGCCGCGATCCGGTCATTGATCCGCTTTGCCGGCGCCTTTGCGGCCTTTACGCATTTGATGATCCAGCCCACCGCCGCTCCGATGGTGCTGATTCCGGCACAGACCCCAAGGATCGCGGCGAAGATCTGCCCGGGAGAAAGCTCGCTCACCTGTCATCCCTCCTCCGCGTAGTAGATCACCGTCACGTCCCCGCTGTCTGCGGCAAATACGTTGTCCCCGGCCGCCAGCTTCGGCATTTTCTGCGCGTCGAGCTGCACCGTCACAGGCGTCTCCAGCGGCGCCCATATTTGCAGCGGATGGTCCGCTACCCATGCCTGGAACTCCGGTGCCGTTGCGGTCGTCTCACCCCAGCAGAAATAGAAGTATTCCCCGTTCCCAGTATAGAAAAACTGATTCGCGCCCATGGTGTTGTACCCCAGCGTCGCCGTCGTGGGCTTCGAAAACCGGTTGCATATGGCCAGCATGTTCGCGCCTCCGGTAAACTGCTTGAGTTCCTTTTGCGTCTGCTTTCTGAATACCGCGCCGTTTGTGTTTGATGCATTCATCTTCGCCCATGCGGTATACCCGTACTCGATCAGGACCCCCGTCACTGTCAGCACGCCGGTCCGGAAATCCATGCTCCCGCTGTATACCGTGCCCGGCTCGTCCGGGAAAGTCACGCGCACCGTCGGCTGCCCGTTGCGCGTGATGATCACGCCGTTCCATCCGCTGATGGGGCGCACGTTATCCGGTGACGCCGTCCCGCTCCCCGTCTGCACCGGTTTGATTTCTGCCGCCAGGCTGTATACCCGGCTCCGCGGGATCCCGTCGGAGACTGTCACCGTACTGCCTGTGGCCG